TAGTAAACAACGCTTCATGCTTACCATAAAAGTGTGTATGGTAATGATTGATCTGCTCATAGCCATCAAACTCACTAACACGACCATTGTACTTGTCAGTGCTGTCCATGCTACCATCATAGAAGTTTTCAACACCACTCATAATACTAATACGCACACTGCTGTAATGCTCGCGTGTTACACTGAATTTAAAGTCTTTACCAAACTCTGCTTTAAGTGCTTCACGGATTGCTTTAACATCTTTTGTATCAATATAAGCCATTTACTCTCTCCTTGTTTCTAACTATACATATATAATAACAGGTTTATATGGTCTGTCAACCTGTGTGTTTCACTTTTTTTTACTTTTTTTGGCATTTTTTTAGGTTGACGCATATTGTAACTGTGCTATATTAATATAGTAAGTTGAAGTTAACGGAGAGATACAAATGTCGAAGCCAATTACAAATGCACAATACAGAAGAAACGTTATTTCTATGCCTAGAGAAAAGCAAATAGAAAGTGTTGAACGTATGCTTCGTGTTATTCCGCATTGGTTAATGGAAGAAGCAGCTCGTAAAGTCCAAAATCCTAAAGTTATTAAACATTTAGAAAGTCGGCTGCGTCAAGCAAGGCTAATGATGTCCTCAATAATTGCTAACGGAAAGGTTGTGTAATGCATGAACTATTAAAAGATATCGAAGACCTTGAGACAATTGCTCATGGTGTTCGCAATGACGTAAGTAAGAATCTTACACTTGACTTGATTCAAAAGATGATTGAAATCAAACAAGTTGATATAAGTATCTTCGAAACACAAATGGAAATGGAGTTTTTAAAAGATGGCATTAACCGCTCTTAAAGGTAAACCTATCAAGCGTAAAAAAGCACCCAAGGCTCGCCGTAAAACCACTGGCGCTGGTGCTGCACCGTTGGATGACTACAAACGTGCAAAGGATTTTTTCCACTTTGATGTAGACAAAAAAGAATATATGCCTATCATCAAGCAGTATGTCAAAAAGCAGTATGATAAAGGAACTGCGCAGGCTATCTTAAAGAACAGTGATAGTGCAATTGCGTACAGTCATGTTGCAGCATTTTGTCATTACATCAACAATGGTAAAGCAGACCAAGTACCTGAAGATACTGTGCATTGGATGGAAGGGTTTTTTATTGACAGACTTGCTGAAAAAGGCAAAACTATTGTACAAGAGATCAAAGCAGTAGAAGCAGAGAAGCCTAAAAATGTTTATGTGCCCAGCATCCAAGAGCGTATCAAGGAAGCAAGCGGCAATATCATTGCTGAGATTGAAGAAGCAGTTGATGACTTTATCAACAATCCAGACAAGTTCAAAGGTTTGGATGCTGTTAAACTGTTTCGTACACTAAATGTCAATCAAGCACATGCAAGACATATCCGTGCGTTCTATGAAGGCCCGCTTGCAGAATATACAATGCTACAACAACCTGCTCGTGAACAAGAAGAAGATTTGCGTGAAGGTTATGCACACTTGAACAAAGCAGCAATCAAACGTGGTGTAGCACTGTTCCAAGGCATTGTTGGTGCTTGTGATCTTATTACAGCAGAAAGCAAAGCAACTCGCAAGACACGCACCCCCAAGCCTAAGAGTGCTGACAAGTTGGTTGCAAAAATCAAGTATTGCGTAACTGACGAAAAGTATAAAGTAGCCAGTATCAATCCTGTGGATATCATTGGCGCCACAGAGTTGTGGGTGTTTAACACAAAGACCCGCAAGATTGGCAAGTATGTTGCAGAGGATCATGCCACACTACAAGTAAAAGGCACAACACTGCAGTTCTTTGATGAAAAGCAAAGCGTGGCAAAAACACTGCGTAAACCTGAACAGCAATTGCCAGAATTCAACAAGGCAGGTAAAGTACAGTTGCGCAAGTTTTTAGACAACATCAAAGGTGTTGAAACAAAGATGAATGGTAGATTCAACGAGCAAACAGTGATCCTTAAAGCAGTTAAATAGCGATAAATAATATATTGCACAAGGAATCACTATGGCTGTAGACGTTACAACACTCAAAAATGACATCAGAGATTATATCTATTTTCGCTTAGGCGGAGACATGGTTGATGTAGAACTTGATCCATCACACTATGATATGTGCATCAATCAAAGCCTACGACGCTATCGTCAACGTGCAGGCAACAGTGTTGAAAGTTCATATGTGTTTTTAGAGATTGTTGAAAATCAACAAGAGTATGTGCTACCCTCAGAAATTGAAGATGTTCGTCAAGTATTTCGCCGCAGCATCGGCGGATCAAATTCAGACAATGCCAGCAGTTTTGAACCGTTTGAAGCAGCCTATGTGAACACTTACCTTATACAAGCAGGACGTGTGGGCGGACAAGCCACATACGAAATGTTTTATCAGTACCAAGAACTCAGTGCTAAAATGTTTGGCGGGTTCATTAACTTTACGTTCAATCCTGTAACTAAAGTGATCACACTGCTACGCAAGTTCAATGCCAGTGGTGAAACAATGATTCTTTGGGTGTACAATGTCAAGCCAGACAACCAGTTGCTACAAGACAGACAAGCACAGCCTTGGATCCAAGATTATGCACTAGCAACAGCAAAATTCACACTGGGCGAAGCAAGGTCAAAGTTTGCCACAATTGCAGGCCCACAAGGCGGCACAAGTCTAAACGGTGATACACTCAAAGCAGAAGCACAAACAGAAATGCTGGCCCTGGACGAAGAGCTTAAAAACTACGTTGATGGTTCAGATCCAATATCATTCATAATAGGTTAAATGACAACACTCATACTTGGATGCAGTTACACTGACACTGATCAGGCCTCATGGCATGATACACTTTTTGATGACTACAGAGTGTATGCCAAAGGTGGTGTAGACAATGAATGGATTACAAGAACTGGCATACACGCACTGATAAACAATAAGTTTGATAATGTGTTTGTAATGTTTACTGGATTAAACAGAATCAGTATTCCAACACCTGCAGATGCAGTGGATCCTGAATATTATTTTAACTTTCCTGTAGGCTATGATGCTGGTCCTTACAGCGATGTGCATCTGTTGCAAAGCGGAGGACTAGGCGGTACATGGAACACTCACACCAATCAGCACATACAACATGTGTTTAAAACACAGTACACATCAAACAGTAAAACTTATTTTAGTGATTTAAACATGTATCACATTGTGATGTTAGTTAGTTATTTGCAACAATTGGATATTGACTTTAGATGGACTTTTATATATAATATATTTACAGAAACAGAACACGAGCATCTGTTGGGTCAATGTTACGACACAACATATTGGGATAGTATAAACAAAACAAATTACATACCTGTCACACCATATGAGTTTGGAAAACACAATAACTTTATGCAAGAAGATGGGTTTCATTTGACACACACAGGACAAATTGCTTGGGCTGAAGAGGTAAAGAAATATCTATGATAGTTGGTATTTGTGGTTTGATAGGATGCGGAAAAGGCACAGTCGGTGACATTCTTGTAGAACAAGGATTTGTAAAAATAAGTTTTGCTGACAAACTCAAAGATGGAGTAGCAGAAATCTTTGGATGGGATAGAGCAATGCTGGAAGGAGATACCAATGAGTCAAGACAATGGCGAGAACAACGTGACAACTATTGGAGTGATGAAACGCAAATGGAAGTCACTCCTCGCGTGGTGCTTCAGTTATTTGGTACTGATTGCATGCGTGATGGGTTTTATGATGGAGTCTGGGTAAGCCTACTTAAAAAAACTATACTAGACAATCCAGAACAAAACTATGTTATTCCTGATGTACGTTTTGCAAACGAAGTTGATATGATTCGAGATATTGGCGGTCAAGTTTGGGAAGTAAAACGTGGCGCAGATCCGCAATGGCTTATAGAATATGAATCAACAGGAGTTGAGCCAACTGTTCATGCCAGTGAATGGAAGTGGATAAAGTCTAAAAAAGACTTGGTAGTGCAAAATGACAGCACCATTGATGATCTTAGAGATCAGGTGTTAAATCGCCTCTTGCCCACCCGGTTTTGATAAGTTCTGCGTTACAATTCAAACACACAGTTTTGAGATTTACAGCAGCAACATTTTTTAAATTTCCATCTATGTAAAATACTGTGACTTGTGATCTCATCACAGGTTTGAACCCACATGCTTCGCAAACACGTTTGAGTTTGTAACCACTATCGACCCACAGTGGTTTAATAGGTTTGTGTTCTTTCAAACATTGCTCACATTTTTTCCTAAAGTATACAGTATCACCTTTGTAGTAATTTACTGCCTTAGGACGTTGTCCACACTGTTCACACATTGGTCGTTGCATACTTTATTTACACACCTTTAAAGGGAAACAAGTTTTTAGGTTGTTTTTGGTGTTGTACGATAAATAACATAATAGAATTATATACCTAAACTCTGAGAGGATTTGAACATGGCATTGATTTCAGCAGGTGTTGAAGTAACAGTAACAGATGAGAGTCAATATGTGGCTACTCAACAAGGCAGTGTACCTGCTATCATTGTTGCAACAGCACAAGACAAAACAAAAGGTTCAGGTTCTGGTACTGCAACAGGCACAACAGCGGCAAACGCTGGTAACACCTTCCTAGTAAGTAGCCAGCGCGAACTAACAGAAACTTTTGGTAATCCAAGTTTCTACAACAGTGCAGCAGGCACACCAATTCATGGTTATGAATTAAATGAATACGGATTGTTGGCAGCATACAGTTTGCTTGGCATCAGCAACAGAGCATATGTCATCCGCGCAGATGTTGATCTAGGCGAGTTGGCACCAAGTGCAAGTCGTCCAACAGGAGCACCAAGTAACGGTACTATTTGGTTGGATGTAGGTACAGACACACGCTGGGGTATCTTCCAGTTTAGTGCAAGCACAGGTGCTTTTACTAACAAAATTCCAACAGTGATTACAAGTACTAGTGATTTGGATGGTGGTATACCAAAAACATCAATTGGAGCAATTGGCGACTATGCAGTTGTAACAACTAACACTTCAAATCCTGTTTACTACAAGAACCGCAGTAATGCATGGGTGCTAGTGGGCAGTAGTAGTTGGCAGACAAGTTGGCCAGCAATTACTAGTACTACAGCCAGTCCAACACTTACAAACGCAGACTCTATTGTAATCAATGGTACAACTGTCAATTTAAGTGGCACAACTGTCACAGCACTAAAGACAAGCATCAACAGTGCAAGTATCACAGGTGTTACTGCAGATGTAGTTAGCAACAAAATTGAAATTTTTGCCACAAGCAGTGCTGCTAGTAATGGCTCAACCACAGATGGCAAGATCATTCTTGCAAATGGCAGTGGCACAATTTTAAGTGCAACAGGGTTGACCGCAGGCACATATGCATGTCCATTGCTTGCACAAGACCCACACTACACTGTACCACAGTTTAAGTCAACAGATACAACACCACGTCCAAGTGGTAGTGTATGGGTGAAAACCACAGCAAGTAATTTGGGTGCAAATTTTGATATCAGTGTGTACAACAGCACTACTGCAGAATTTGAAAGTGTAAGTGCAAATCTTTATCAATACGATGAAAATGCACTACAAGCACTAGACAGCACCGGCGGTAAAGCAATTGCAGTTGGTACTTATTATGTACAGTATGATGTCAGTGACAATGACACTGTAACATACAAAATTTTCCGTAGGTTTGCAAGTGGCGCATTAAACGTTACTGGTACAATTAACGCTGCAAACCCAATCACTGGCAGTGAAACATTCACTATCCAAGCCAGTGTTGCAAACAGCACAACACTTTCAACTGCAGTCAGTGTCACAACAAGTGGCACAACACTAGCAAGTTTGGCAAGTGACATCAACGGTGCTGGGGTAGCCAGTGTAAGTGCAAGTGTAAACAGCAATGGTAATTTGGTTATCACACACAGCCTAGGCGGTGTGATTGTGCTAAAAGACACAAGTGGTACACCACTTGCTGATGCTGGCATTAGCACAGCGATTACAACTGGACAAGTTCGTGCAGGTAACAGCAGTGACTTAATTCTAAGTAACTGGGTCGCACCAACTTACACCGCAAGTGCAAGTGCACCAAGTGCTGATCCAAGTGATCTACAGCGTTGGTATCACGGTGGGTTTGAAGCAGACATTTTGATTCATGATGGTACAACTTGGAAAGGTTACCAGAACGTAACAAGTGATGCACGTGGATTTAATCTAAGCAACACCAGTCCTGCAGGTCCAATCTTTAGTACAACAGAGCCTACACAACAAAGTGATGAAACTGCATTGGTTGTAGGTGATATTTGGATTGACAGCAGTGATTTGGATAACTATCCAAAAATTTATCGCTATCAAACAGTGAGTGGTGAAAATCAGTGGGTGTTGATTGATAACACAGATCAAACCACAGAAGATGGCATACTGTTTGCTGATGCACGTTTCATAGGCGACACAACAACAGATGTTGTTACTGGTACAGTGCCAACAATTACAACACTGCTTACAAGTGATGTACTTGATATTGACCGTCCAGATCCAACAATTTATCCACGTGGTATGCTGTTGTTCAACACACGTCGCAGCAGTTACAATGTGAAGCAGTTCCGCAGTAACTACTTCTCACGCACTAACTTCAGTGACACAACACTTTACCCAACACTTCCAACTGAAAAGGATGCATGGGTAACAGTAAGTGGCAACAGAGATGATGGTAGTCCATACATGGGACGTAAAGCAGTTCGCAATATCATTACAAATGCAATGAAGTCAAGCCTAGATTCAAGCACTGATCTACGTGAAGACAGTCGTGCATTTAACTTGATTGCAGCACCTGGATTTCCAGAACTGATTGCTAACATGGTCACACTTAACAACGACAGACGAAACACAGCATTTGTAGTTGGCGACAGTCCAATGAGACTTGCAAGTGGTTCAACTGCAGTCAGCAACTGGTCAACAAATGCAAATGCAGCCACAGTGGATGGTGAAGATGGACTTGTTACCAGTGATCCATACTTGGCAGTGTTCTATCCAAGTGGTAGAACAAATGACTTGAGTGGTAACAGTGTTGCAGTACCAAGTTCACATGCAGCGTTGAGAACAATTATCCGCAGTGACGATCAAGCGTTTCCTTGGTTTGCACCAGCAGGTACACGCCGCGGCTTGTTAGACAATGTTACAAGCATTGGTTATGTAAACAGCGCCACAGGTGAGTTTGTTGTAGACAACATCACTGAAGGTGTACGCGATACACTGTATAGCAACCGTATCAATCCAATGACATTCATTAATGGTTATGGATTGATGAACTTTGGTAACAAGACTCGTGCAGCAAGCACAAGTGCATTGGATCGCATCAATGTTGCAAGACTAGTTGGTTTCCTACGCAGAAGCCTACAAGACTTTGCAGCCGCTTTTGTGTTTGAACCAAATGATAAGATCACACGCGATGAAATGAAAGAAGGCATTGAAAGTATTCTCAATGATCTTGTTGCAAAGCGTGGTGTGTTTGATTACTTGGTTGTGTGTGATGAAACCAACAACACAGCAGATAGAATTGATCGCAATGAACTGTATGTTGATATTGCTATCGAACCAGTGAAGGCAGCGGAATTTATCTTTATTCCGATTCGCATCAAAAACACAGGTGAGATTGCAGCAGGAAACATTGCATCAGCACTTAGCGAGTAAAACACTTCATAACATATCTAAAAAGAGGGGTTTAGCCCCTCTTTTTTTATGGTCTTGCTGTTGCCCCCTATTTTTTTGTGCTCACTTAACGATAAATACTTTATAGGAAATAAGGAGATTGATTGATGTCAGTATCATCACTTAGTAAATTTACTGTCCCACTAGACAGCGACCAGAGCGCCAGCAGCCAAGGTTTGCTGATGCCAAAACTTAAATATCGCTTCCGTGCGGTATTTGACAACTTTGGTGTATCAACACCAAGAACAGAATTAACAAAACAGATTATGGACATCACACGTCCAGATGTAACATTTGAGGCTATTGAAATTCCAGTGTACAACAGCATGGTTAAACTTGCTGGCAAGCACACATGGAGTGACTTGACAGTCAACTTGCGAGATGATGTAAACGGTAATGTATCAAAACTTGTAGGTGAGCAACTTCAGAAGCAATTTGACTTCATGGAGCAGGCAGCAGCAAGTTCAGGCATTGACTACAAGTTTATCATGAAGTTTGATATTCTTGATGGCGGCAACGGCGCAAGCACACCAAACGTCTTAGAAACTTGGGAAATGTATGGATGTTATGTATCGGGTGCAAACTATGGTGACTTAAACTATGCAACCAATGATCCAGCAAGTATTGCTCTTACAATTAGATTTGATAATGCTGTACAAACACCACTTGGACAGGGTGTAGGTGCAAGCGTACCAAGAGGAACCGGCGTAACTATCACCGGCTAATAGGGACATCAGCAGGTGGCATTAACAAGTAACATCAACAATTTCCTTAAGCCTATGGGCCCAGAAAACAATTACCTCCGAGACTATGATCATGCGTCTCGGACTTTCAGGGCCAATGCTTATGCTCTGCATCCAAGACTTTCAGCACTTTATCTTTGTGTGTTCAACTTTGCACCCGATGTGGCAAATAGATTCACCAATGAAGATAAAATTGAATTACCATTGATGGTAAAAAGCGTAGATCTACCTGCGTACACTATAGATGTACAAGATCACAATCAATACAACAAACGTGTATACAGTCAACACAAGATAGAGTATGGTGATACTCGTATTACATTTCATGACGATGCAAAAGAACTAGTACTAAAAATGTGGTACAACTATGTCACGCATTATTATTTAGATAGCACATATACTACTAATGATTTCCAGGTCCGTGACAGATACACAGCAAGAAATGCCACTGCATTTGGTTATGCAAATGGCAACACAAAGTTTTTTAGTTCCATACAAGTGTACACACTATTTGATGGCAAGTTCAGTGAATATACACTAGTAAATCCTATAATCAGTGCTTTCCAACATCCTACACACACTGCAGGTAATTTTGAAACAATGGAACACTCAATGACCATCAAGTACGAAACTGTGTTGTACGGCAGCGGCATTGTAGATGATAGTAATCCTAAAACATTCCTCAATAACCTACACTATGATAAAACTCCAAGTCCGTTGGGCAACATACGTCCAGAAATAGATACCTTGGGTCCATTTGGCAGTTTGTTTGATGAGGACAGCATTTTTAGACAACTTGGTAACACCTTGGATAAACTGGATCGTATTGTGCCAGGCGGTACTGACCAGTTGATTGGCAAACTAAATCAAACTTTAGGCACAACAAGTCTGTTCAATGAAGTTACACCAATGGTAACAAGTGCAATCAAAATTAAAGCAGGTGATGATCCTGTTGCTGTGTTACAAGGTTTGCCAAGTGTAGAAAACGACAATCCAAGTGTGAACATTCCCCAAAACATCACTAGCAACAGCACAGTGATTGGCAATAACAATTATGTGGCACAGCAAACTACCAGTCTAAACATTGGCAACGCAATTGTACAGCCTACAAATTACAACAGTTCAGCACAACCACGCAAAATGAGTGACATTTACAACAGTAGAAACGATCCACAACCTATTGTGAACAATGCAAATCTTGCTATCAAAAAACTACAGTTAGAAGGCAAAATAACCAGTGTACAAGACAGTCTCAACAAAGCAGCAAGTGGTGTGTCACCATTGACTGCAGAACAAACCACAGCCAAACGCAAAGAACTCTTAGACACAACACAACAATATACAAACCTAAACAGCCCATCTGCACTATCAAGTTGGCAAAACAAAAGCGGTGTCACTGTAGATCCTTATGTTGGTGTTGGGCCTAAAACACAAAGTCAAGACTTGGCATCAACAACCACCGAAGACTTTTAGTCATAAGTAACTAAAAGGACAATAATATGGCATACGGAACAAGCTCTAGTGCTGGCAGCAGTAGCAATCCATCAGGAGCCGTGGCTAGTGGAGTTACTGGACAAACAATTAATCTTCCACTTACTGATGTTCGAGATGATGTAGACCTGCGCATCAACGAGTACTTTGCTGACTACTTTAAAACAGAAATCACAATAGAACCGCAACAGTATGATGTTGTAAAAGCATTCTTTCTACAGCGCACCAACAACAATCTCGAAGCAGCAAGTGCGTTGACCAGTGCAGTGCTTGTTACTTGTAGTGAATTACGGCTTTTTCCACAAGACATCATCACACAGTTTGATAATACAAATTTACAACAAAGTATCACGGCATTTCTAAATCTAAGCAGAACCGGCAATGGACTGCTAGGATTCAGTAAAAATCTACAGCCAAGTGCAAACATCCAACGACAGATACGAGTATAATGGCAAGAGGCAAGTGGGCTAATGGCCTATACGAAATGGCCAATCCTGAAAAATATGCAGGCATAAAAAAGCCACGTTACCGCAGTGGATGGGAACATGCTTTTATGCGCTTTTGTGATAATCATCCTAGTGTGATAAACTGGGCCAGTGAAAGCATACAAATACCTTATCGCAATCCTCTAACAGGCAAGCAGAGCATTTATGTGCCAGACTTTCTCATTGTGTATCAGGACAAGGGCGGTAAGAAACGTGCTGAACTAATAGAAGTAAAACCAGAGTCACAAACAAGACTGGGTGCAAAAACAAGCAAACATGACAAACTGGCTATTGCTATCAATCATGCCAAGTGGGAGGCTGCAGCAAAATGGTGTAAACATAAAGGGTTGATGTTCCGCATTGTAACAGAGAATGACATTTTTCACAACGGCAAGAAACGGAAATAAGTATTAATATGACAAAGAAACTAGAATCACTTTTTGATGTAGAAAGCAGCGAAGATGTTGTTGATCGCATGGTTAATGTAGAGCCTGTTGAATCAAAACCATTGACTGTTACAGAAATAGAAACAGCAATGACCAAGGTAGATAAAATCGATGCAGCACTACCCAGTGTGCGTGATCTTGAAACCAGTGACAATGAAATGGATGAGATTGCACAACTTGCACAAGACACATTCAAAGATCTCATGGACTTGGGCATGAATGTTGAAGCACGTTTTAGTGGGGAAATTTTTGGCAACGCCGCCCGTATGTTAGACACTGCACTGAGTGCAAAAGCAAATAAAGTAAACAAGAAACTGCGCATGGTAGATTTGCAACTGAAAAAAGCAACATTGGATGCAAGGCTAGCCAAAGAACAACAAAGCAGCGGAGAAGTCAGCACAGATGGCGAAGGTGTTGTGCTTGATCGCAACACTCTGCTGCAGCAGATACTAGACAAAAAGTAGTACTTAAAGCATAAATATACTATAAGGAAGTGACAATGAAAAGTTTTACAAGTTATTTGATGGAAAGCGAAAAAACTTACAGTTTTCGTATTAAAATTGCAGGTGAAGTAGACAATGACCGTATTGATGCATTGGAAACTGCACTTGAAAAATATGAACTAAAAAGTCTAAGCAAGCCTAAGAAAACTCCTATCCAGGAGCATCCCATGGACTTTCAAACACTGAGCAACAGTGAAGTAAACATCATGGATGCAGAGGTTAACTATCCAGTAACTGCTCATCAATTGTATGAGTATCTAACACAAAAAGGTTGCTGCGAAGCACCACACCTTGTTGTCATTAACAAAAACCATCCTGAAGAAATTGCTCGCGAAGAGTCTCTAAAAGGAGACGAAGAGTATACTTCTAAATTAGAGGATGCGGACTATAAAGATGCGGACAATGTTAAAACGGAAGAAGTGTTTGGCGATGCTTACAACGAAAACATGCTCAAAGGTTTAGAAACCCGCAAATACGAATTCGCGAAAAAGGAATAGAACCATGCAAGACGTACTGGCAAAACT